ATTTTTGTGAGTCCTCGTGGTAAGAAGTTTGAATCTCATGAACGAGCAGCTAAGAATATCAATAGGATGTTGCGAGAGTCCGCGTTTCAGCAGCCTGTGTTGAGGAATAAAGCATGGGTTATGAAAGGAAAGGATGAGACCTACGGAAAGTACGATAAGTATACCGAAGAAGACTATAGGAAGTATGCGGATAAATTTCGGTTTTTTGTAATACCTTCTGATGAAGAGTCCCTGGATGAGCGTGTTCTCTTTACATTGCGTCAAAATTTGGAGAGAGGGTATATTTGTATCGGTCACACCTGGTCATATGGTGGGTCCGATCGTATTGCAGAGTTGCTATCTTATGATTGGGATAATCCAACGTCTGCAGTCTATTCTATGGGGGATTTAATTAATTGTGATCAGTCGTTGCATCGAGTGCTATTGGAGTTTTTTATAGCACACGGTGGTATATACTATAATAAGAAAAGTGTGTCGTGGCCCATCTATAAGCGGATGCTGAAGACTATTTTTGATTGGTTAATTACAAGGATTACGCATGTTTATGCGGGGATATGGGTCATTGTTTATGGGGGTGTTCCCTCGGGGTCTGTTGTTACTTCTCATGCAGATTCCTGGGTGTCACTTTTATTGTTTTGTCTATGGTGTTGTTATGAGATTTCTCGAATAGTTGATGCTCAAGAGGCAATGCAGGCGACAGAGGCATTATTGCACTTTCAATTGATAATGATAGTATATGGTGACGATCTAATCCATCGATGCCCAAGATCGTTGGTACATGTGTTTGGGTTTACTCGTTATATCAGTTGGGCACGGCAATTTTTTGATATGCATTTCAAAGATATCAAAATAGATAAGCCTTTATTATCGGTTGTGAGTGAGAGTGGGGCGGTATTGGAGGATGGTTGCTCTTTTTTACACCGTCGTTTGGTGTTGAACCCATGGAAGGGTGCACAGCAGCCTCGATTACTGGCATGGCGACCAATATCAGATTATTCTTATAGACTCGTATATGGACGAGAGCCAGATCCCTGTCGTAATGTTATGGACGTTATGTTGTCAGCAATGGGAATGGCTTATGACTCCTATGCAGCAAATATTGATTCTTATAAATATTTGCGTGACATTTTCTTGTTAGGATTTAATTTCCTTAAGGTGAGGATAACAGATGTAAACGAGGTATTGTTTAAGCATTTTCAGGCGAAACGAGGTGGTGACCTTTCACAGTATTTTCGTAAGGGAAAGATGTCTTTAGAAGAATTGCGTAATGGTTTCCCGAAATTGGATGTTCTCATAGCCAAGAATAGGGTAGATAGGGAAAAATGGAATTTAAGGAATTTCCCTTCGAGTGAGATGTCGATGTTCACCTATGATGACGATGATTAGCAATTAGTTTAGTGAGAAAATAAAAATAGTGTACTTCCATGTACTGTTTGCAGGGGGCAATGAGTAGCCCG